GGTCCACACGGGAGCGAGCCGGGACAAAAGGGGCCGGCTGCGGCGGCGTTGCCGGGTGCCGGATCGGTGGGCGCTGAGGGTGGTATTGATATAGGATCAACTGATTTGGGGGCCATTCACCTACTGAACGCCGAAGCGGGGGCCACTTTGAGGGGCCACATGGCCGAGGATGCGCCGTCGAACCGGTCGAGGTCGAGGCCGTGGCGGTCGATCAGGAGGGGGGGAGGGGGTCTGGATTTTCGGAGGCCCCCCCTATGACACCCACTGATTTGGGTGAGCAGAAAATTTTATGCAAAGGGGTCTCTGCGTCGCAGGAGGCCGCTGAGGAGCTTTCAACTAACTAACCTATGGCTGACTCAAAAAATAAAAAAAACGCGGCGGTGGCCGCTGCTGTGACTCCGGAGGCGGTGACGCATGATCCGGTGAAGGTGAAGGTGTATCGCCCGACTCCGAACCGCTACTTGGTGCAGGTGCAAATTCCTACGGGCGAGGCGGGCACGATGCGCGTGGCGCTGATGCGTGTGAAGGACAGCCGGTTCTACCGCCCTGGCGAGATGATTCCGGCGCTGCCTGGAGAGCGCGATATTTGGGCTCCTCTCAAACAACGGTTTTCCCCCCATATCGGAACTTTATGAAAAAAACAACAACCCTGTTTCAGTCTGCGGCTGTGAGCGTTGCGCTCTATCGCCGTTTTCTTGAGCAAAAAAAAACAACCGCGAAAAAATGAAAATGACCACAGAGGACACAGAGGACACGGAGATGGAGTGGCGGGATGCTTCAGTGACGCTTCCTGACGATGGCGAGACGGTCATCATCCACACGCTGGGTGGTGAGGTTTGGACGGGATTCCTTGACGGAGACATCTGGCGCAATGTCGCCGGGTATCGCATTCACGAGGAGGAGCCGGTTTTGCATTGGATGCCGTTGCCAAATCCACCGAAGGAGGCGAAATGAAATCACGGCTTATTGTCATCGATGTGGAGACGGGGGGCTTTGACCCCTCGAAGAATGCGCTTCTGAGCGTGGCGGCGGTGGATTCTATGGATAACGAGGCGTTTACTGCGATTATCCGGCCGAATCCTGAGTGGCTTTGCGAGCCGGATGCGCTGGCAAAGAATGGCTTTACCCTTGATTTTCTGGAAAAAAACGGGCGGCCGGAGCTGGATGTGATGCAGGACCTCGCCTTGTGGCTGGGCACGCGCCGGTTTTCGGTGATGGCTGGCTGCAATGTCGCCTTCGACCGTGACTTTCTGCAGGCGGCCTTTGCTCGCAATTTCCTGACTTGGCCGATGGGCAAGATGGTGGACCTGCAAGCGACGGCGTGGCTGGCCTACGAGGTGGGGGCTCTCACCCTGCCGGTGGGCAAGGATGGGCAGCCTCGACTGAATCTCGACCATATCGCGGCGGCGCTGGGCTTTTCCCGCTCGGGGAAGACGCACAATGCGCTGGAGGATGCGCTGATGACGCTGGCGTGCTTCCACCGCCTGCGTCGGCGCGTGGAGATGGCCCCTGAGCCTATCACAGCATGAAAGGCGTGGACTACGACCAGCACCAGACGCAGAACGCCCAATCAAACTCCGTGCAAGCCCTGGAGCCGGGCGATGCACGGGTGGGTTGGATCTCTGTGCGCGACAGCCGGGCGATCTCGGCGGCCTGCGACCGCTGGCTGGAAAAAAGAGGCGTCCGGACGCGCAGCGTCTGGTGGGACTCTCAGCTTCAAAATCGAAAGAAAAAATAGAAAATGCACTTTTACAGATTTAATATCAAGGACTATGCGGTTAATACAACGCATCTCACTAATGAGGAAGATTTAGCGTATCGCAGGCTTCTTGACCTCTACTACACTGACGAACAACCTATACCAAACAATAACCAATTGGTTAGTCGTAGGATTCGCATTGCGGCAGAAGTTGTCGATGTTGTGTTGAACGAGTTCTTCGTGCTCACGGAAAATGGCTGGATTTGCGGCCGAGTAGAGGAAGAAATCGAAGGTTACCGGAATCTTTGCCGTAAGCGTAAAGAGGTGGGGGCCAGTGGTGGACGCCCTCCAAAAGCACAGGCTAAACCAAAAGGAAAGCAAGAAAAAACCAATAGGTTAGCAATTGCGCCGATACCAGTAACCAATAACCAGTATATATCCCCTATAGTCCCCACAGGGGACATGGAGTTGGAAATCGAAGAAACTCCAGAGCGTGAAACGCCGCATCCTGTCCTGACCCGCTTCCGAAATCTTTTCAACCTTCGAGACTCGACTCCTCTTGACTCCTCCTCCACCCGTGCTTGGGAGAAAAATAAAAAGGCGGCGGTGGCCGTGAACGAAGAGGATTGGCGCTACCTGGAGTGGGCCTATCGGCAAAAAGAAGGCGCGGCGGCGCAGTTTCGCCGCAAGGACTTAGCTACGCTTTTGAATAACATCCTCACCGAGGTGAGCCGGGCGAAGGATTGGGCAGCGCGCAGCGGGGCGAGCGTGAGCGCGTCGGCTCCTGTCTCCACAGAACCTGCTGGATGGCGTGATCTTATCGAGACGGAATTTCCCGAAGTGAACCTCACCACCTGGGCGCAACTTCCCGACAGCATGAAATTTTGGGTTCGTGAAAAACAACGCGAACTCGCAGCAGCATAATAAAAACCAACATGATAATCGAAACATTAGAAATTAAATCCACCGCCACGGAGGCCTCCTGTGTGGTGACGCGACACAATGAGGAGTCTGTAAATGACTTTCTCCGCTGGCAGGTCGGTACTTACGAGAGCCGCCCTATGGAAGACCCCATCTACACGCCGATGACGCATCCGGATGGCTCGCCGGTGGTGAGCGAGGACGGGGCCGAGCAATTCCGCTTACTCGGCCATGAGCAAAATCCGCGAGTGTGTTGCAAGGTCTTTCACCTTCTCGGCTTTGGATCCTCGCTCCGTAAGGCCACAGCCATGGCCGCTTCCCGTTTGCCAAAAAAATGAAAAGCATCCTTCCCGAAAATCAAATCGCCGAAAAAGCCGTGGTCGGCGCGGCGATCACCGATGGCCGCACGGCGGATAGCGTGCTGGAGGCGCTGTCGCCCGAGCAGTTTGTGTTGCCAGCGCACCAGACGATCATGGGTATCGTCGCCACCATGCGGCAGGCTGCCCGGCCGGTGGACCTCATTCTGGTGACGACTGAGCTGGAGAAGGTAGGCCAGCTTGATGAGTGCGGCGGCTATGCCTATGTGACTGAGCTGGTGCAGGAACTCTCCATCACGATGAACTGGCGGCACTACGCTGCCGAGGTGCTGGATGTGTGGAAACGCCGCGCCATGCGCCAAGCGGCCCTCGCCATGGCCGAGGCGGCAAACGACTTTGCACTCACCACAGAGGATGCCCAAGAACGCTGCGAGCAGGCGCTCTACGCCCTCCGCGACCACTCGACAAGGGAAAACCCTGTCTCGCACTGCAAAAACGCCGTGCTGGCCGCCGTGGAGCATATCGAAAAAGTCTATCACACCCGAGGCGAGACCGTGGGGCTGGAGACCGGCATCCATGATCTGGACCGCTCGACCGGCGGGTTCCTCGGCGGGCAGATGATCGTCATCGCCGCTCGCCCTGCCTGCGGCAAATCGGCGCTTGGCATGCAGATAGCCCTCCACGCGGCCATGCAGAATGCCGTGCCGACGCTGGTCTTTTCGGTGGAAATGCCCAGCTCCGAGCTGATGATTCGAGCGATCTGCTCCGAGGCAGGCTTGGACCTCCAGCGCACACGCGACGGGTTTTTTGACGGCCGAGCCATGGGGAATGTCTCCGGCGCAGCCACCCGGCTGGTGCAGAGCAAGCTCTACCTCGACGACACGCCGGGCCTCACCGTGGCGCAATTTCGCAGCCGGGCGCGGCGGGCCAAATCGCAGCACGGCCTCGGCCTCATCGTGGTTGATTACCTGCAGTTTATGCACGGATCCTCCAAGCGGGCAGGTGAGAGCCGGGCGCTGGAAGTGAGCGAGATTTCCAAGGCGCTCAAGACCACGGCCAAGGAGCTCAACATCCCCATCATCGCCCTTGCGCAGCTCAACCGCGACGCCGACGAGGGCTCGAAGCCCAAGCTCTCAAACCTCCGCGAATCCGGCAGCATCGAGCAAGACGCCGACACCGTGCTGCTCATCCACCGCCTGGACAAAAACAAGAAAAAATCCGACGCCGACGATGAGCCGATGGATCACAACACCTTGCTCATCCTTGCAAAACAAAGAAACGGCCCGACGCCGGAGATCAAAATGAACTTCATCGGCCAGCACACGCTTTTCAAAAATGTAACCGAAAAGGCTTACAGCAACAACCAGAACGAGAGACAGAAGTAAAAAATAAAACCATGACCATTAGCCATAAATCCACACGCAGCATCACGGAATATCATTTCCAACTCACCTCAGACATCGCCGCCCCAAAGTGTCCGGACACTTTGGGTAAGGTGGTGATTACCTTCGAGAACGGCAAATTTTCTCGGTGCGATTTCCCGTTTCGAGGCACCTATAACCGCGAGCAGTGGTCGATGCTGGCGGAGATCGAGAACGAGATTCACCGCATCGAGCTAAGTCTTTTGCGATGAGCGAATCGGTAAGCCGTGAGTGCCAGTCGGTGAGAGTCACGCGAGGAGGCCGCAGTCTGAACGGAATTTGCGCGGATGGCTCAAAACTAACGACCTCCCTCTGACAGGTCTCCACAAACCACGGATTCAGAGCCGGGGCGCGACGGACACGCGCTTTCACCCTTTAACCCCATACAACACCCATAAATATGTCAATAGTATCTGATTCAGCGATAGCCTGTCCCGCCTGTCACCGCGAGTGGCAGGATCACCCTGGAGTTGCACATTGTTGCAAACTCTCAGTCGAGCTGGCCGCCAACCTCCGCGCCATCCTCACCTATGTGAAACCACCGGAATACACCCGAGACATCGGCGAGCAGGAAGTTTTCTTCGACCTCATGGAAAATGCCAGGCGGTTGATCGTGAAGGCGCGAACTTTTGAAAGTGAATTATGAGTGAGATTTTAAACGAAAACCGGCGACTCCAAGCGGAAGTCGAAAAGCTCATCGAGGAAAACATGAACCTCACCAGCGTGATCCGCACGCTGCGGAAGAACCTGCGCCATGACAACGAGAAGCTGGAAACGGTGAGTCGTGAGCTATGGCTTTGGAAAAATGGGAGATACCATCTCGATTGCGTAGCGACTGAAGACTGCAAGAGTGAAGCGGAGGTGAGGGGATGACTCCGAACGAAATGCTTTCCATGATCGCGCAGCTCCGGCGCGAGCGAAACGAGGCAAGGCAGCAATACGACGACCTCGCAACCGAGCATGTGCTGGCCATCAATAAACTCGCCGAAGAACGCGACGAGGCGCTGATGGATCGTGCCAATGGGGATATGGCCACCATGACCATCAACCACTACGAGAGGCTTATTAAAGAGCGCGACGAGGCGAGGCAGCAACTACGCATTGCGGTTGGGTTACTTTCAACGCAACCTCAATTTGCAGATAAGCATCCGGAGGATGTATTGGCTTTTGTAAAGGAGTGCGGGAGATGCCCCGTTTGCACGCCTGAACAGAAATGCTGGGAGTGCGCTAACGATGTTTCACAGGAGGGCGTGGAATGAGTGATACACCAGAAACAGATTCCGAATTGCATGGAATAAAAGCCGTTTGCAAAGACGAGTATATGCTCGATCAGATGGTAGAATTTGCCAGAAAACTGGAGCGCGAGCGCGACGAGGCGGTAGCAGCTCGGAAAGCATCTGCTGCCGATTGGCTTTTACAAGTAGAGAATGCTGACAAGCGCGTTTCAGAGGCTAAGAAAATGGCAGCGCGGGCTGTGCAGGATGCGGCACAACTTGCAGATAAATTGTCCGGATTGGAACTCCGTTCGACCGATGAGCTGGCAAGGCTGGAGCAAGAACGCAATGAGGAGCGGGCTGTTGCCGACGAGTTGGCCAGCGTTGCTGCGCGTTGCCTTGGATGGCATGACCACGAATGTCCTGACGCGGCCATAAAAATCGCCGCCGCATTGAAGCGCTGGAAGAAAATGAGGAGGGAGCTATGACGCCAAACGAAATGCTTGCCATGATCGCGCAGCTACGGCGCGAGCGCAATGAGGCTTTAGCTCAAGTCAAAGAGTTAATTTATATTTCAGAACGCGCTATTGCGTTGGCTGAAATAGATTTTGAGAACGACAAATTCGGCGTTGTATCTGAACTCCGGGATGATTTGGCAAAAATAAAGAAATCCAAATGAACTCCCTCCGCGACTACATCGCTTTCCGCCGGATCGATGCCACCCATGCGCTGAACCTCCTGCAAGATGCCGGGGTTATCTCCGACCTGTGCGTCACGGTCGATGATGTCGGCGATGCCGGGAAGGCCGTTGCCTGGTTAAGCCTCCATGAAGATGAACTGAAGCCTGCTGTTATATGAAACAAAATCCAAATTTTGATGGGGAAGTAAATATCGGCTTAGAAGGAAGTCCTGAGTTCTCGCTGATTTTGTGCCGCGCTGGAAAAGACTTTTTCAAAAACATGCACAAAGTCAAAGCGAACCAATTACTTTGGAACATCGACAAGAAAGTATTGTATTATCTCAACAAGGATAGGGTTTTGTTTGAAGTTTTATTCAAAGAAGTCCCGACCTCCTCCGTGCCCTCCGTGTCCTCCGTGGTTAAATCATGATTCCCCAAACGCAAAACCCTGTTATCCCGCTTATCGAAGTTGAAGGCCGGTTGGCCGATGGGCGGTTTGTTGTGCGGTATCAAGGGCAAAAAGTCGCCGCCACCGAGGCGCAGTTGCTGGCCATTCACCGCGAGCGGGAGGAGCAGATCGCCCGCATGGTGGAAGACCCTTGGCGCTATGGCTGGCTAAATCCCGCCTGGGAGCGGGCGGATGCGGCTTATGCGGAGCTGCGGGAGAAGTTTCGGAAAGGCGTCACGGAGCTGCTTATCCTCGGCGGCAACCGCTCCGGCAAATCGCGCTACTTTGCGAGGAAGGCGATGCAGCATTTGGTGAACACGCCGGGCGCGAAGGTGTGGTGCCTGCAATCCACCGAAGCGGCATCCATCCAAAACCAACAGCCCTATTTGTGGGAGTATCTGCCGAAAGAATGGAAACCCTCCGCCAGCGGCAAGCTCAAGAAGGGCGCGGTGGCGAATATCACCTACTCGCAGAAGGGCGGCTTCACCGAGAACAGCTTCGTGCTGCCGAATGGCTCGCAGTGCTGGTTCAAGTTCTATTCGATGGATGTTTCCTCGATTGAAGGTGCTGAGTTGAATTTTGTATGGGCCGACGAATTGGTGACGCCGGACTGGCTCGAAGCCCTGCGCTTTCGTTTGCTCACGCGAGACGGTGAACTCGGCATCGGCTTCACGCCGGTGGAAGGCTACACCACCACGGTCAAAGAATACCTCGACGGCGCGAAGACGCTGGAGGAATGCGACGCCCCGCTCCTGCCGCGCTACCGCGATGGCAACCTCATCGGCTTGGAGACCGTTCCCCGCATCCAGCAATGCACCCGCGAGAAAGCCCGCGTCGTTTATTTCCACACCGCCGACAACCCCTACGGCAACCCCGAGGCCATGGAGACGGAGCTACGCGGCAGCAACCGCGAGCGCATCCTCATGCGTGCCTACGGCGTGCCGACCAAGGCGAGGATGTCGATGTTTCCCGCATTCCGTGAAAATGTGCATGTGGTGCCGCCTGACAAGATTCCAAGAGTTGGAACGGTATATCATTTCGTCGATCCTGGAGAGGGAAAGAGTTGGGCTATGCTCTGGCTTATATTCACACCCGACAAGCGTTGCTGGATTTACCGCGAATTTCCTAACGATGACGACTACATTGAAGGCGTTGGGTATCCCGGCCCGTGGGCGGAGGCGGATGGAAAGCTGCAAGACGGCCGACCTGGGCCTGCACAAAAAGCCTGCGCGGCTTTTGGTTTCGAGGATTACAAGCGAGTGATTGATGCCGCCGAGAAAAAGGATGGAGAACAGATTGACCGTCCTGAACCTATGGAGCGCTGGATGGATAGCCGCTATGGCAACACGCCAACAATGACACATGAGGGCGTCAGCACTTTGATCGAGCAATGCTACGACCGCGTTGGCCTTGTTTTCAAAGCGACATCCGGCCAATCAATCAGCGAAGGTGTCGCCATCATAAACGACATGCTTGCCTACGACTCCGAGCGCCCGCTTGGGGCAGACAACAATCCACGACTTTTCATTAGTGAACGCTGCAAAAACCTTATCTATGCGCTCAAAACATGGACCGGTGCTGATGGTAAAAAAGGCGCTACTAAGGACTGGATCGACCTGCTCCGTTATATCGCTCTCAGTGATGTCGGATATGAAGACCCTGAGACACGCAGAGCCCGCCCAGGAGGCAGCTATTGACACCCGCACCCTATAATCAAAGTCGCATGAAACTTCTCCGCCGCCGCGATGTCATGGCCCGCCTGGGCGTTACCGCAAAGCAAATCACCAAACTCATCGACTCGGGCATTCTCCGCCCGATCTGCAAACGCGGCTGCCGCGCCTGGTATCGAGCCGCTGATTTAGAAAAACTCGCATGAGCACCAAGCGCACCGACAACCACGGCAGCCTTTCCCGCAACAAGAAAAAGGAAAAGGAAACGCACCCCTCGCACAAAGGCTCCTGCACGATTGAGGGCCGCCAGTATTGGATCAGCGCGTATGTGAACGAAAGCCGCGACAGCGGAGAAAAGTATTTCAAGCTCTACTTCGAGCCAAAGAAAACCGAAGCAGCAAGCGAAGCCGCGCCCGCCGCAGAGCCAGTCGCCGTGCCGCTCTCCGAGTCTCCTGACATTCCCTTTTGATGAGTGCCGAAGACCTACAAGCCGCATGGTGCGTGCCGCCCGAGGAAATCTGGTTCCGCAGCGTCATCGCAAAAATAAACGACGCCATCGAAGACGCCGCCGAGATCACCTGCATGCCGCAAACCGCACAGAACCCCGGCCTGCTCGCCCACAGCGCAGGCGGCTTGGAAGCCCTTCGCACCTTGCGCGAAGAGATCGAGCGCACACGCGCCGAGGCATTCGATTCCAAGAAATAAATTCCCCTCTCCGTGCTCTCTGTGCCTTTGACTCGCTCGCTCCCGCGAGTCTCGCCCCTTCGGGGCTAACCTTCGGTTAGTCTTCCTCACGCCTGCCCCGGCGTTCGGTTGTGGTCAAATCTTTTTAGCCCCCGTTAGCACCCATTTAGTCCCGTTTGCACCCGTTGCGCCCGCAGCCTCTTCCGCTCTGCAAATTTGGCGGGCAGATTCCGATTTACCGCGAGTGCTGAACTACTCGCCGCCTGCGCGTGGAACCCGTGCGTGCTGGCAACCACCTTAGTTCTGACACCGCGACTTGGACGCAACACAAACCATGGAACAGACAGAAACAGCATTCAGCATCGGCGAAGTCATCGACGCGCTGGGAGTCAAGCTCCCGACCATTGATGAGACTCCGGCGGCCCCCGAGGCCGACCAGGAAGCAGTCGCGGATGAGACCCCTACTGACAACACCCCAGAAGATCAGCCCGAAGACGCCGATCCCGCCGAGTCCACCGAGGATTCGTCCGATCCGTCCGATTCGACTGAACAACCCGAAGACGCCACCGAGGAAGACGCCGATGAGGCCGCCGAGGAAGACCCCGAGTCTGCCGAAGCCCCCGCCGTGAAGAAGCTCGCCAAGCGAGTGGACAAGCTCACCGCCCGCGCCAAAAGCGCCGAGGAGCAAGCCACCACGCTGCAAGCCGAACTCGCCGCCGCCAAGGATGCGCTCACCCGCGCCCAGCCTATCGTGGTGCAAGATGCCGCCGACCCATTGGCGGATGTCACCACGCCCGAAGCCCTCGAAAGCCGCCTCGCCGCAGCCAATACCGTGCTCGACAATGTGCCCGATCTCATTGCGAAGGCCGAATACGAAGGCGGCGAAGTGGAAGTGGATGTGGGAAACGGCAGCACGCGCAAGTTCACGAAGCAAGAACTCCAAGAACGCCTACGCCTCGCCCGCCAGATTCTCAAAGCCGAGCCAGCCCGCCGGACCTACCTCGCTCAACGCGAGAGTTTCCAGCACGAAGCCCGGCAGGTTTACCCCGAGTTGTTCCAAGAAGAATCCCAGGCCAGGCAAATGATGATGGCTACGCTGCAAGCGTATCCCGGCATCGCCAAGCTACCGAATCTGGAGCTGATCATCGGTGACGCTATTCGTGGACAAGCCCTCCGCTTCCAGCAAGCCGAGGCCATCCAAAAGAAAGCCGCCACAGCCAAGGCCAAGCCTGCCGCACCGGCAGCCGCCAAGCCAGCCGTAGCCCCGAAAGTTGTCAGTCCCTCAGCCGCACCTAAGACCAAATCCCAAGCCGACCCGCTCGAAGCGTTGAAGAAGTCTGGAAACCGTGACGCCGCCGAAAATTTCGTCGCATCACTTTTCAACTAACCAACCCCAAAAACTAATCCCCCCAAACTACTATTATGGCAGCAACCCCCATCACTACAGTCAAAGGCCAACGCGAGGATCTTTCCGACGCAATGGTCCTAATCGAACCCGGCGACACACCGCTTTTCTCCATGTGCAAAAAAGCCAAGGAGCCAGCCAATGTGCTCTTCCAGTGGCCCGCCGACCGCTACAACGACCCGCAAACCGCAGGCGTTCTCGCTAACGACGATGTGTCTTCCTTCGACGACCAGCACGCCAACCGCGAACTCCTCTCAGGCCGAATTCAAAAGACCCGCCGCAGCTTCCAAGTGGACGACCTCGTTGAGCAAGTCTCTGATTTGGCAGGTGTTGGCAAAAAGCAAGCCTTCAACAAGGCCGCTGCCAAGGCCCTCGTCGAATTGAAGATCGACATCGAAGCCATCATGGGCTCGGACAACGACAGCCAGGTTCAATCCGGCGCAAACCCCTACAAAACTCGCGGCATCGGCGAATGGATTAAAGCCACCGCGCAGGCCGATACAGCCACCGCCGTTCCCGCCGCGTTCCGCACCCCAGCCGCTTCGATCAACACGACTGCCACTACTTCTCTCACCGAGAACAATGTCATCGATGTGCTTCAGAGCATCTACGGCGTGCGCCGCGCTCGTCGCAACTACGACCTCGTTTGCGGCGTCGCCCTCAAGCGTGCGTTCACAAACTTCATCCGCACTCAGACTGGCTCGACGAATGTCATGTCCACCGTGCGCACCTTTGGCAGCAATGCTGAAGACAAAAAAATCGTGAACACGATTGATATTTATGAAGGTGACTTCGGAATTTTGAGCCTTCATGTGTCCACCTACCTGGCCCATGGCGCGGCAGCAGCCGTCTCGGCCGCTCGCGGATATGTGCTCGATATGGACCTCGTTTCCATCGGCTTCAATCGCAAACCTCGCATGGAAGAGCTCGAAGACCGTGGCGGTGGACGCCGTGGCTTCTGCGACGCCATCTTCGGCGTTGCTGTGAGCAACCCGCAGGTTCTCGGAAAATTCGCAGCTACTGCGTAACACCCGCCCCCCAGCCCTTGCCGGTGGCCCCTCGTCTCAGGACAGGCCACCGGCAACCGGGGCTCCCCTTTTCAATAATGGAAATACTCAAAGAAGCGTTAAGCGACATCCCCGGCGAAGTGGCCGAGGGCGTAAAGAACGAGCTCCTCGCCCAGTGGAACTCCAAGGCCGTCCAAGCCGACGCCCGCCAGCACCTCATCGCCGCCGACCACGCCAAGCAAGACCTCCGCTCCATCGAGGGCGTAGGCGCTTTGACTCTCTCCATCGACGCTCAGATTTACCACTTCTGGAACTGGCAACTCCCCGGTTGCTGGAACGACCCAGACTTTATTCCATGGTTCAAGCGAAACTACCCCCAGTGCGTCGTGCGCTGCGGCGGCACAGGCAAGACCATGCTCCTCATGCCGGGCCTCAAAGCAGCATGATGGATATTTTTAAAATGCAGGCGAGAGAGACGGCAACTCACGAGGCCCATACCCTCGGGAACACGGTTCAATTCCGTGGCCTGCTACCAATTTTTGCCAGTTCACGCATTGCGGCGGGGTGTGTTTCCCTGGTCATTTCATACGCGCTGGCCGTAACCGCATTAAAAGCGGCCTCTGGCAACTCTCTCCTCGCATGAAGTCCTACGACGACGAGCCAGACCGCGACACGAAGTATTGGGTAGGCCAGCTCACCGAAGCCGCCACCGATGGCAGTTGGTTCTCCGCCGTGCGGTCTCGCAACTACGACACCCGCATGTCGCTCTGGGACGGGCAGTCCTCGGATGGCAAGAAGTGGGCTGAAAATCTGGGCAAAAACCCATTTCCATGGAATGGGTCGAGCGACAGCCGCATCCGCCTCGCCGATCTTGTTTGCAACCGCGAGACCCAGCTTTGCCTCACCTCGACCTTTGCCGCCCGCCTGCAAATGATGCCAGTGGAGTCCACCGACGCCATGTCCCGCACCGCCGCCGAGTCTGTTCTCAAGTGGATGCTCTTCACGCACTGCGCCTCCGACCTCCGGCGCGAACTGGAACTCGCCCTCAACATCCGCGCCACCTACGGCCTCGCCATCATGGGCGTGTTTTGGAAAACGACGACACGCATTGAGGAGAAATCCGTCAGCCTCGAAGACATCATCCTCATGGCCCAAGAGCAGGGCGACCCAAACTCCCCGCTCGCCATGCTCATTGGCGCAATCCTCGATCCACTCCAAGAGGAAGTGGCTATCGAGCTGGCCGAGCAATTCGCCCCCGGCACCGGCACCGCCGCCAATATCCGCAAGCTCCGCGAAGGCGGCACCGTCGAATACACCGAGCCCTACATTTTCGAGAGCAAGCCCGAGTGGACGGCGTTGGAGCCTTTCAACGACATCATTTTCCCCACTGCCACCTACGACCTGCAACGCGCCCCATGGATTGCCCGCCGCGAGATGGTGACTTGCGAGGAGTTGGAGGAACGCACGCTCACCGAAGGCTACCCCTACGAATTTTACGAGAAGGCCGAGAACTACAAAGGCGCAAGCCTGTGGCCCGTCTATTCGCAGCAAAACCACAACCGCCGCGACAGCATACTCTGGCAAGACCACCGCGACCTGGTGGAAATCTGGCATGTTTACAGCAAGGAGACCGACGAGAAGACCGGCGCGACAAAGGTCATGTGCCGCGTCATGCATCCAAATGTGGACATCTTTGCCAAGGAGGAGATTTCCCCCTACTCGCACGGTGAATATCCCTTTATAGAGCTGGCCCGCGAGCGTGTGAGCCGGTGCATCCTGGAAGCCCGTGGCATCCCCGAGATCGTTTCGACGATGCAGGCCGAAATCAAAACCCAGCGCGACTACCGCACTGATCGCGCCGGGATCGCCATACTTCCCCCAATGCGCATACCGAGCAATAGGGGGAAACTTGACATCGTGCTCGGCCCCGCCGTGCAAATACCCGAACGCCGCCCGAATGAGTTTGGCTGGATGCAGCCGCCGCCGTTCGACCAAGGAACCATCGAGATCGAACGCGCCGTGCGCCGCGATGTGAATGAATATTTCGGCATGGCAGGCGAGGGAGTCGATCCCAACTATGTCGCCCTCGTCACCCAGCACACGGTTGATCGCTGGCTCCGCGACTTCAAAGCCATCGTCACGCAGACCTACCAACTCATGCAGCAATACATGCTGCCGGTGCAAATCCTCCGAGTCTCCGGAGGGCAGGCTCTCCCCTTCCAAGCCGACCGCGAAAGCATCCAAGGCAAGTTTGACCTCATCATTGATTGGGACGCCAAGAACCTCGACGCCGAAGCCCTCGGCGTGAAGCTGAACTATATCTCCCAGGCCATCGTCCCAATGGATGTCGCCGGTGTCATCGACCGCGCCGGGCTCGTTAAATTCATCATGGCCGCCGTGGATCCAAACCTCGCCGACATTTTGGTGCGCGACCCCGGCCCCGCCGCCGCCATGGAGGCCAACGAAGAACAACTCGCCTTCACAAAAATCGCCGCAGGCACCGAGCCCGAGTTGCCGCAAGAAGGGCAGAACCACCAGCTCCGCGCCCAAGTTCTCCAAGGCATCATCCAAGCCAACCCCGCCCTGCAACAACGCATCCAGCAAGACGAGATTTTCCGCAACATGATCGAGGCGCGAATGAAGGGTTTCAACTTCCAACTTCAGCAACAGCAAAACGCCCAGATCGGCCGCCAAGGCACACTACCAGCGTTGCAACAAGGAGGAGCACAATGAAGGCCACTCCCTACCGCACCGTCCGCGATGGCGTAATCAGCCGCATGGGCATCGACCCCGCGCAGCCGCTCATGGCCTCGCAGGCCACGGCGCTGGCGGAGTATTTGACCACCGCTGCCGCGACGGCTTGGACATTTTTCGATTGGCCGGATGTCTATCTCACCGAGGCCCGCACGCCGGTGGGCGAGGGCTACGCACCGGGGCTCTACACTTTCGAGAGCGATTATGTGGGCACGACATCCTACATCGGCCGCGCCTTGCAGGGCTCGCAATTTGCGGACCCTGTGTGGCGCATCAAGCGCGTCACCACGACCGCAGC